CAAGAGTTTATGAAAAAGGTGCAATATTAAAAAGACACAAAGATAGACCTAGTTGTGAAATATCAACTACACTTAATTTAGGTGGAGATTTATGGCCAATATACATTGATCCAACAGGATCAAATAATGTCATAGATGAATACAAAAACATACATAAACCAAACGCACCTCCAGGTGTAAAAGTAACTTTAAAACCAGGAGATATGTTAATATATTCTGGTTGTGAATTAGAACATTGGCGAGAACCATTTGAAGGCAATGTTTGTGGTCAAGTATTTTTGCATTATAATCATAGAAATGGTCGCTTTGCAGAAAGCAATTTGTATGATAAAAGACCTCTTTTAGGAATTCCTAAATAACGTTGATTCTCAACGCAATCTATTATAATCTATAACTTAGGATTACTATTATGTTGCAAAAATTACAATTTAAACCTGGTTTTAATAAACAAATCACTCAATCCGGAGCAGAAGCACAATGGACAGATGGTGATTTTGTGAGATTTAGATATGGATTACCAGAAAAAATTGGTGGTTGGTCTCAATTAACTATTTCTAATAAAACATTACCTGGAGCGGCTAGAGCTCAACACGCTTGGACTTCATTAGCTGGAGAAAAATATACAGCCATTGGAACATCTCAAGGTTTGTTTTTATTCTATGGAGATGACTTTTATGACATTACGCCATTAGATACAGGAATAACTGGAGCTACCTTTGATTCAACTACAGGTTCTGCAACGGTTACAGTTAATAAAACTTCTCACGGTTTAGCACAAGGAAGATACGTAAAATTTTCATCTGTATCATTACCTGGTGGCGGAGCCACTACTTTTACAACATCACAATTTCAAGATAATACATTTGAAATATCTAATGTAACTTCAAATACATTTGAAATAACTATGCCAGCAAACGAAGGCGGAAGTGGTATGTCTACAGCAGGTTCAGCTCAAATTGATCCATATGTATTCATTGGTCCAGTATTTCAAACAGCAGGTTATGGTTGGGGTACTGATACTTATAGTGCTTCTACTTGGGGAACAGCAAGAACCGTATCAAATGTAATTCTAGATCCAGGAATCTGGAGTCTTGATAATTTTGGACAAATATTAATTGCAACCATTCATAATGGTAAGACCTATACTTGGGATGCAGGAGCTGCAGGTGCAAGAAGTACAAGAGCTGCAATTATGACAGGTGCTCCAACAGCATCAAGATTTACTTTGGTATCTGATAGAGATAGACATTTATTTCATTTTGGAACTGAAACAACTATTGGAACAACATCAAGTCAAGATCCAATGTTCATTAGATTTTCAAATCAAGAAGATTATAATACATACGCACCAACAGCGACTAATACAGCAGGAACCTTTAGACTGGATACCGGAAACAAGATTCAGGCAGCAGTACAAGGTAAGGACTATGTATTCGTATTAACGGATTCAGCAGCTTATGTAATTCAATATGTTGGTCCACCATTTACATTTTCAGTAAGACAAGTAGGTACGAACTGTGGTTGCATTGGACAAAATGCAGTTAGCTATTCAAATGGTATGGTGTTTTGGATGTCGGGTGAAGGTGGCTTTTTTGTTTATGATGGTACGGTTAAATCATTACCTTGTTTAGTAGAAGACTTTGTATTTACTACAAGTGGAGATAATCTTGGAATTAATTATGATGCAAGTCAATTAATATATGGAGAACATAATACATTGTATAATGAAATGACTTGGTTCTATCCAGCTGATGGTTCAGATCAAATTAATAGATGTGTTACATATAACTATGGAGAAGATTGTTGGACTACAGGTTCACTTGCTAGAACTTCATTAGTAGACGCAGGTGTATTTGATGTACCTTATGCAACTCAATATTCTACAACTTCAATTCCTAATTTTCCAATACAAGGATTAACTAATTTATTTGGAGCATCAACTTATTATGCTCACGAAACAGGAACCGATCAAGTTAATAGTTCAGGTACAACATCTATTGATGCATATATTCAATCAGGAGATTTTGACATTGCAGCAGCTAGAACTGCTACAGGAACTACAGTTGGAATAGCTGATCTTAGAGGTGATGGTGAATTCATTATGTCTATGAGTAGATTTATTCCTGACTTTAAAGTGTTAACGGGTAATTCAAAAATAACATTGTTATTAAATGATTATCCAAGTCAAACAGCAACAAGTTCACCTCTTGGACCCTTTACAATTAATAGTTCTACTGATAAAGTAGATACTAGAGCAAGAGGAAGATTGCTTTCAATTAAAATAGCTAATGACGCAGTTGGCGAAACTTGGCGTTATGGCACATTACGGGTCGACATAAGACCAGATGGTAGAAGATAATGGCAGTAGATAAAAAAATTAGATATGAAGATAAAGGACCTACAATGCAAGGTGGTGTGCAAAACTATCTTGGCAAACAGCCACAAGTTATGGCTCCTAGAAAATGGAAGTCTGCTCCTGATAAACCAGAAACAGAATTAGCTTATATTACCAAAGCAGAAAAAGATTTAATTTTAAAAGCAAACATACACGGCGGATTAGAAAAAGGACCTAATATGGGTCCATCAGGAATTATGTCACTAGATAGTTTTGGTGATGCTGATGCTGGTATGTCTGGTGGATTATCTGGAGGAGATGTAAGCGCAGCTGAATCTGGAAGTAGTTTTGCTGGAGCAAATACTATTAGTGATAGCTATGGAGCTGGATTAAGAGGCGGCTACATTGCATCAGGAGCTGGATCAGGATCAAGATTAAATGAACCACAAAGTGTTATAGATGTAGTTAAAGGACTTCAGTCAAAATATAATTTTAATCCAAATAGAGGTTCTGGAATGCTTGGAAATGTTGTGTCTGGAATAATGGGATTAATAAATCCACTTGCTGGATTATTTACTAGAGGTATTAATTATGCTAGACAAAATTTAGGACCTACATTTGATAGATTTAGAAATGCACCAACATTAGATAGATTTTTAAATCCTGAAAAATATGTAAATCAACCATATGTTATTGGTTCTAATCCAATGGATACACAAAGATTTAATAGAAGCCAATTTGGTCAAATATATAATTATCCAGAATATAATAAATTTCAAAAAGAATATGAAGAAAAAATTAATAGAGATTTATTAACAAATCCTGAAACTGAAATTTTTGATTTAACTGGAGGTGGTATTAATTCTTTGAGAAGTACATTAGAAGTTCCTAATTTTGATATAGCAAATCAATTTGCTGAAGTTACAAAACAAGATTTAGCAAGATTTAGTATGCAGCCTGAAACTTTCCTAAAAAATGATCTAAGCACTTTGAAAGATCTTGGTGTAGTTAATCCTACTATGACTGAATATGAATTCGATCAACTTAAAAAAGGAAATATAACTCAACCTGGAACATACATAGGATAATGGCAAAAATAACTTCATATATACCAGAACCAAAACAACAATACGAAGTAGAAAATCAAAGACAAATTCTACAAGCTATATCTACTTTAAAGAATGAATTAAATTTTTCATATCAAGATGATTTAAGGAAAGAACTAGAAAGATTTAGCTGGTTTAATGCGAGGTACTAATGTCTGCGTGTAATAACGTAAATCCAATAACAGGTGGAAGTACAGTTGATGACATTCCATTTTATTTAGCAGTTCAACAAGGTAAAGTTCCTGGTTATTCTATGATTAATAAATTTGGATATAATTCTAGTATTGGTTCAGGTGCTTTTGAAACTATTTGGGAAACAGGAAACAACTATCCTTGGCAAACAACTCAAACTACTCTTGATGTAGTTAGTGATAATGCTAATGATGATGTAGTAGGAACAGCTGCTAGAACCTTAAGAATACAAGGACTTGATTCTTCTTATGCTCTTGTAGAAGAGACTGTTGATTTAGATGGTACAAACACAGTTACTACGACACAACAATTTTTAAGAGTTTTTAGAATGTCTGTAGAGACAGCAGGGTCTTTTGGAAATAATGAAGGTACAATTACAGTTACTTATACAGGTGGAGTTGATGTTGCTGCAACTATATCTCCAGGTAATGGTCAAACTTTAATGTGCTTATATACCATCCCTGCAGGTTATACTGGTTATTTACTATCAATAAATGTATCCTC